GACCAATAGGACCAATGGGACCTGTTAAACCAGTATTACCAATAGGACCAATGGGACCTGTTAAACCAGTATTACCAATAGGACCATTGGGACCAATGGGACCAGTAGGACCAATGGGACCAGTAGGACCAGTATTACCAATAGGACCAATGGAACCAGTAGGACCTGTTAAACCTGTTAAACCAGTATCGCCTTTATCGCCTTTATCTCCTTTATCGCCTTTATCTCCTTTATCACCCTTACACCCATGGTCTCCTTTACAACCTTGATCCCCTTTACATCCATGGTCGCCTTTATTTGGATTAATTTTAACAAATGTTTGATAATATTTTTTATTTTTCCAATGTTTAATTTTATGAGTTTCACTATTAGAATCATTATTAGAATCGTTATTAGTATCACTATTTGAATAACATTCAGAATTATCAGATTCTGATTTATTTGATTTCTTTTTATGTTTACTATCACAATTCATTAAATTGCTATATAAATATAATTAGAAAATTATTATATATTTATTCTAAAATTTAATTATATTTATTTATATAATGATTTATTTTATAAAAATTTAAAATCTATTAATATTTAAAATGTCAGATAGCAGTATATATAAAAAATTTACTCAAATAGAACATGTATTAAATAAACCAGGTATGTATATTGGTGGTACTGAATTTATTAAAAGTTTTCAATTTATAATAGAAAATGATAAAATAATAGAAAAAGAAATAGATTATAATCCAGGTTTATATAAAATATGCGATGAATTAATTGTAAATGCGTACGACCAAACATTACGAGATAAAACTGTAAATAAAATAAATGCAAGTATTACAAATACTAGTTTTTCAATTTATAATTCAGGAATAGGAATACCAATTGAAAAACATAAAGAATATAATATATATATACCAGAATTAATTTTTGGTAATTTATTAACATCAAGTAATTATTTAGATACTGAAGAAAGAATATATGGTGGAACTTTTGGTATTGGTAGTAAAGCAACTAATATATTTTCAAAAAAATTTACTGTTGAAGTATGGAATAAAAAGAAATATTATAAACAAATATTTGAAAATAATTTAAGTATTATTAATAAACCTATAATTACAAATATTGATAATAATAGTAATATTAAAGGGGGAGTAAAAATATCAATTGAACCTGATTTTGAAAAATTTAATTGTAAAGATTTTTCAAATGATATGAAAAATCTTATTTTAAGAAGACTAGTTGATTTAACATGTTTAGTTAAAAATGATATACAAATAATTATTAATAATAAAACTTATAATAATGGATTAATTAATTATTTAGATTTATATAAAAGTGATAATAAATGGATTATTGGTTCGTGTAATAAAAATAATTTATGGTCTTATGCTATTAGATTTAATAATAATTTAGAATCAAATCATAATATAACATTTGTTAATAGTATTTTTACTAATAATGGTGGTTCTCATATTGAATATTTATTAGATTTATTATTACCAAAATTTCAAAAATTAATTAATGAAAATATAAATAAACGTTTTCTAAAAGATAATTTAACTATTTGTTTAATTACATCAATTATTAATCCAGTATTTAATTCACAAACAAAAGAAGAATTAAGATTACCTATAGAAAAATTTGGATTTGTTTGTGATATTAATAATAAATTTTGGCAGGATATTTCAACATCAAATTTATTAAAACAATTAATTGATATATCAGTTTCCAAAGATTTAAAATTATTAAGTAAATTTGATAGTTCTAAAAAATCAAAAATTAAAGGAATACCTAAATTAGAAGACGCTAATTTTGCAGGAACAAAAAAATCAGATCAATGTGTATTAATATTAACCGAAGGTGATTCAGCTAAAGCAACAGCTATTTCTGGTTTATCAGCTATAAAAAATGGTAGAGATTTATATGGTGTTTATCCATTAAGAGGTAAATTATTAAATGTTAGGGAAGCCACTATAAAACAAATAAATTTAAATCAAGAAATTATAGAAATAAAAAAAATATTAGCTTTAAAATCAGGAACTAATTATAATGCTAATAATATTAATGAATTAAGATACGGTTCTATATTATTAATGATGGATGCCGATGAAGATGGATCACATATAAAAGGACTAATAATAAATTTTTTAAATTATTTTTATCCATCATTATTAAAAATAGATGGCTTTTTAAAAGTATTAGTTACCCCAATTGTTAAAGTATTTTTAAAAAATCAAACATTAAATTTTGCAAATTTAAGAGCTTATAATAACTGGTTAATAAATAATACTATTACTAATTATAAAATTAAATATTATAAAGGTTTAGGAACATCAACATCAACTGAAGCCAAAGAATATTTTATAAATTTAGAAAAAAATATAATAAGTATTAAAGATAATAATAATCAAAATGATATTTTATTAGCCTTTTCAAAAGATAAAATACAAGAAAGAAAGAAATGGTTAATTAATTATGATTCTAGTAAAATATTACAAGTTGAACCACCTAGTGTTATAACAGTTAATGATTTTATAAATAAAGAATTAATACATTTTTCTAATTATGATAATTTAAGGTCAATACCATTATTAGCTGATGGATTTAAACCATCCCAACGTAAAGTATTATATGCCTGTTTAAAAAAAAATTTAAAAACTGATATGAAAGTAGCCCAATTAGCATCTTATGTTGCAGAGGTTACCGCATATCATCACGGTGAACAATCATTAGTAGGAACCATAATAAATATGGCACAAGATTTTATTGGTTCTAATAATTTAAATTTATTAATACCCGCAGGACAAATGGGAACCAGATTATTAGGCGGTAAAGATCATGCTAGTGGTCGTTATATATTTACTTATTTAAATAAAATGGTTGAACTTATATTTAAAAATGATGATAATGATATATTAATATCACAAGAAGATGATGGAGAAAAAATAGAACCTAAATTTTATTTACCTATAATACCAATCGTTTTAATTAATGGTTGTGAAGGTATTGGTACTGGTTTTTCAACTTTCATACCTAATTATGATTTAAATGATATTATTACTTGGTATAAAAATAAACTACAAAATAAAAAAAATAAAGAATTAATACCAAAATTTAATAATTTTAAAGGTGAAATAATAAAATATGATGATACTACATATATATCTAGTGGAATTTGTAAGATAGAAAAAGATAAAATTATAATTACTGAATTACCAATAAAAATGTGGACTTCAAATTATAAAGAAATATTAGAAGAATTAATTGAAAATGGTATCATTAAAAGTTATTTAAATTATAGTTCAGATATTGAAGTTAATTTTGAAATTAAAATAACAGATATTGAATATATAAATAAATTAAATAATGAAGTAGATGATAATAATTTAAATAACCTTAAAAAATTATTTAAATTATATAAAACAATTAAATTAAGCAATTTAACGTTATATGATGAAAATTTAAAATTAAAAACTTATAGTAATATTAATGATATTTGCGAATCATTTTATAAATTTAGATTACCATATTTTGAAAAAAGAAAAGATTTATTAATACAAAAATATGAAGAACAAATTATTTTATTAGATAATCAAATTAAATTTATTAATTTAGTCAAACAAAACAATAAATTATTTAATTTTGAAGAAAAAGATATTAATGATTTTCTATTAAAAAATAAAATTAAAAAATATAATGATTCGTATAATTATTTAATAAATATGAGTTTTAAACAACTATCAATGGATAATTTAACAAAGATGACTGAAAAAATAAAAGAATTAAAATTATTAAAAAAAACATTAGAAAGTAAAACATCAAAAGAGTTATGGTTAAATGATTTGGAGCATTGTTTATAATTTATATTAATCATTATATATAATTTACATATCATTATATATAAATATGCGTATGGATTTAATATTTTCTTATTGGATATTTGCTTGGTATTTATTATATATATTTAAAATAATAAATTACAATCCTAAATTTGCAATTTTATGTGGACTTGGTGAGAATATACTAATTTTACTATTAATGTTTTATTATAATACTAATAGAAAGTTAATTTTATTATTTTTTACTATGATGATTATATTAAAATTAGTTCCATTATATAGCATTTGGAATACAAAAATAAATAATAATGATATATTAAATACAATAATATTATTTATAATTTATATATTATGGATTACTTATAATAATTATAATTTAACAAATTTTAAATCTGCAACAATTGAATTAATTTTACATAATAAAACTACAATGCCAGGAATAAATTTTCTTAATAAATTTATTTAACACCATAATTTTTAAATAAAAAAAAGATATTAAACAATAAAAATATATATTATTTAATGCCTTGTTATAAAATTTTAGGAATATATTCATATGCTGATAATTTAAAAAATGTTAGTATTAATGATTCTATTATATTAAAAAATGAATGTTATAATATTAAAAGTAAAAATGCTATAGGAGTTTATAGTTCTGATAATAAAAAATTAGGATATTTACCCAGTGAAAATTGTAACGAAATAAAAAATTTTAATACTGCATATAAAATTTCAAAATTAGTATTAAATCAGGAATATCCAATATTAGAAATAAATAGATATTATCCATCAATTAATTTTATTGATAATGTTGAATATCCTTTTGAAAAAAAAATTAAATATGTCTATGAATTAATAAATATGACTAACCAATTGAAAAAATCAGTAATTGGTTTAGAAAAATATTTATTAACAAAAAAAATTAAAGTAAAAAAAATAGCTGTAATATATGCTGATGATAATTTTATTAATATATTAATAGAAGTATCAAAAGGTTTTGAACAATTCCAAACGGTAACAATAAAATATTTTAAAGATAATAGTGATAAATATGAAGAATTATATGAAAATGATTTAATAGATAATACTTTTTTTAGAGATTTATTAGTTTATAGATTAGAATGCTATATTGAAAATAATTATTTATCAATAAATAAATATATTGACATTAATAGTACAAAGTATGATATTAATGAAAAAGTAATACATGAAGAATTAAATATTAAATATAAAAAAATAGATATTATTATATTAACTAAATTATATTTGCGGTATTTATTAAATGATAATGACTATTATTTATTAAAATATATTAATACAATTATGGTAAATGAGATTGATACAATTATGGTAAATGAGATTGATAATGTTAATAATGCAATGCAAGAAATTATTTCTAATTATGAAATTTTTAAAAAATTTATTACAGATTATAATTTAGAAATAGGAAAATTTACATACGATCATAAACTTAAAATATATTCATATATTGATTTTACTAATATTGATACAGTATTTGTAATATCACAAGAATTTATACCAAAATATATATATTGTACCTATTTAACAAATAAACAAAATATGATAGTTTATAACCCAATTGAGGGTAAAATATTAGTAATTAATAATATTAATGTTAATATATAAACTCTCTAAAAAATTTGATTTTTAATTTTATTAGTTATATTATATCATAATATTATAATGAAGATCTGGACTGCAACATATATGATACATCCTAATATTAATATTGTACCTAATACTAATACAACAGAAAGACCTATAAAATTCTTAACTTTTATAAATAATAATCTTTTCTTAGAATATAAAACAATACATAATAAAACAATACATAATAAAATTGCTATAGAAAATATATTTGAACGCTATGTATATTTTGAAATTTTAAATGAATCACCATTATGGAATATTGAAATTATATTTATGCTTAGTTCAAGAAATAAATATACTATTGATATAAATATTGAACCAAGTTTAATTAATGATTTTATGAATCAATCAATAGCATTAAATACTCTTTTAACAAATGAATATATGAAAATACCAAATTTTATAAAATTTAATGATTCAAAAAGTTATTTATCAAATGTTATAACAAACGAACCAACGGATTTAAAAGTTAAATTATACGATCATCAAAAAAAATCTTTAGCAAAAATGATACATATGGAACAAAATATAATTGATTTTAAAATAGAATATACAACAACCTTAAATTTTCACGATTTAATTAGTGTTAAATTTGATCCAATTAAAAATATAAAAACAAATAAAAAAAGAGTATTTAAAATAAAATCAAGAGGTGGTATATTAGCTGATGAAATGGGATTAGGTAAAACTATAACTACCATTGCATTAATTACTGCTAATCCTGCACCATCTAATTTAAAATTAAAATATTCAGAAACTGATAATTATTGGAAGTTATTTTCTAAAGCTACTTTAATTGTATGTCCTTCTCATATTGCAAAACAATGGAAAAGTGAAATAAAAAAAATAAATCCTAAATTAAAAGTATTAACTATATTAACAAAAATAGAACACGAAAAAGTATATTTTAAAGATTTTATAGATGCTGATATAATTATAACAAGTCATCAATTTTTAATGAATTTTAAATATTATCCATGTATTCATTATACTAATACTACGGCTAGTATGTTTAACGCCGAACATAGAAACGGTGCATTGAAAAAATATTATACTGATAATATTACGAGTTCTGATAATAATATAGATAATGATGTATATGAAGCTATTAAACATTTAGAATTACCATTATTTGAATTTTTCTATTTTCATCGTTTAGTTTTAGATGAAGGGCATGAAATATTTGGTGAAATGTTATTAAATGTAGCTCAATCCCGTTATATGTCATTATGGTTGAGTTCAGTAGATTCAACCAAGTATTGGTATATATCAGGTTCCCCTTTTATAAATTATACAGGATTAATAAATTGTGTTAAATATTTAAATTTAGTTTTAGTTGATACCGCAATGAATATTGAAATTAACCGTGATACATTTTCAAGTTCAGAATTATTTAATAATATTTTAAAAAAAGAATATTTATGGGATAGTATTTTAGAACATATATGTATTAGACATAGAAAATGTGATATATCAAGTGATATTTCATTATTTGGTTATGATGAAAATATAGAGTGGATTGAATTTACTGATTTAGAAAGAAATTTATATAATTCTAAAAAATATAAATTAAATAATGAAGGATTACAACAATTATGTTGTCATCCATTAATATTAGATTCGTGTAGAAAAGTATTAGGACATACAAATGTAGATTTAACAGTTATGCAAACTACATTAATAGAACATCATACAAAATTAGTAGAAAATTATACAGTAAAACTAAGTTTATTACAATCACATAATCATGCCTATTATATGTTAAAAAAATCATATGAAACAATATTAACCGAATCTAAATATATGTTAACAATATTAAATAAATTAGATACTAATCAACCTGATAATATTGATGATGAATGTGCTATATGTTTAAGTAATGTTAGTAATGGTTCAATAACTAAATGCGGACATATCTTTTGTACGGATTGTATTAACCAATCATTAAAATATAAACAAGTATGCCCTTTATGTAAAAAAGATATTAAAGGTAATGATATTTATATTATTAATAAGAAAAATAAACCAAATAAACCAAATAAACCAAATGGTAATAATGCTTTAATTGAAAAATATGGTTCTAAATTAGGTAAAATAATTAGTATGATTATAAAATTAATAACTGAACCAACAACAAGAATAATAATATTTTCCCAATGGGATTTTATGTTATTGTTAATTGGTAGAACTTTAGCTGAAAATGGTATTGCTAATTGTTTTGTTAAAGGTAATGTTTGGTCTAGAACAAGTGCTATTGATAAATTTAAAAATGGTAAAACATTATCTGGAGAAGATAATAAAGTAATTATGTTATCTTTAAAAAACTCTGCATCAGGAACTAATTTAACCGAAGCCACCCATATATTTTTTGTTGAACCAATTAATAGTAGTAAGGAACAAATAAATGTAATAGAAGGTCAAGCTATTGGAAGAGCATGTCGTATCGGTCAAAAACAAAAAGTTCAATTATATAGAATTTTAATAAAGGATACAATTGAAGAAGAAATTTATAATAAAAATTATAAATAAATAAATATTAAATAATCTTTTTTTATAAAAATATAAAAAAAAATTATTATTGTAATTTAAAAATAAATATAAAAAAAATTATTATTGTAATTTAAAAATAAATAAATATAAAAATTAGTTTAAAAAAAATATTAATATA